CATTATTCTTTTTCCTGTAAGTGCAAAAGTGTGTAGATGCGACCGCGAACTTCATTGGTGACTGCGTGACCGAGCTGCTCTGGATCGAGTAACTCAGACAGCAACTCGTCTCTTATCTTGAGTTTGGTTCTGGTGTCCTCCAGCTCCTTGGTGAGCCAGACAATGTGCTCGCGCATTGCGCCTCGTTCTTCGTCGATCATTGCTTAGTCCCCCACATTGCGATCAATACAGCTTCTGCCCTGCCGTCGTGCTTGACCAACTTAAACCAGTCCTGCTTGTCTGGGAAGAGTTCCATTGCGCGATGGCGTGATGCGTCCTTGCCGTAGCCCTTATTCATAGTCCTTGCCCAGACTGCTGGCTGGACATAAGTAACAGAGACTTGGAGTGCTGCCAGAACACCCTCAATGACACCAGCAGAGCGTCCAAACGCAAACATGGATGACACACCTTGGTTTGGCATTGAGCTGACCTTCTCGACTGCTGCATGAGTCGGGTTCATCTCTTTAAGAATACCGACCAAGGCTTGCGCAGACACTTGGCGCTTTGTCGTCTTACCGCGCTTGATCTCGACTATCGGCATATCGACGACAGACTCCAGCACGCCATCGACGACCAGAGCGATTGCTCCGTTGTTGCCTACATCAATCCCAAGCTGTCTAATCATTTTTTAACCCCAGAGCCTCGACCCGTGATGCGATCAAGCGATCTGTGGCGGTTTTAAGTTTCTCGATTGAGGTGATAAGCGGGACTGTATGCCCCGCTATCCAGCGAGACATTTGAGCCTGATCAATGCCAGCTTCACGGCATATATCGGACATCTTGAACCCAGCTTTCTCAGCGCGTTCTATGATTTCGGTTATGTAGTTCATGCTGAGTATGTTAACCTAGAATTGACTACTTCAACAAGACAGGCAAAAAAAGGGGCTGAGTCCTGTCACCCAGCCCCTATCAAGGCAACTGCACCCCATGCGGAGACAAGGAGGCACAGCGACAGGGAAACTACACCCTGTCAGGGTCTATTGTATTGTGGTAATAGTTGAGTAAGTTGTATGGTCTTGACTACTGAGTCAATTAATGTATGATCGGCATATCAACAACCGAAGCTAAGGAGCAAACATGAAAGTCGTAGAAGTTTATTGCCAAGAAGAGAAGTTCAATCCACGCCTTAATTGCACCGTATCAGGTGCATGGGTTGCGGTTTACGACAACGGCATCGAGCTTGCCATCTGCCGTGACTATGAGGCTTCTGACAGCAAAGAAGCATTGTCCATCTTGAATAAAGAGGTGACAGCATGAATTCATTAAAACAAACCCTTAATGTTGGAGTTATTGGCGATTCTCCACAAGGCTTAGTCTTGCGTTTTCCTTATGGCTTTTATAGCTTTAAAAAAGTGCTTCAGCGTTGGAGTTCTGCCAAATACATCCCACCATTTTTAGACATGGATGGTGACCAACTAATGCAAGTCATCATTCCTTGGGAAGTTGCTCGCTTAGAAAATATTTCTCTTTCACAACCCTATCAATGGACTATTGATGAGGTGACAACTTGGAATCACAACGCACCCTACAACTCTCAATTCCTTGGCGCACAACCTGCACGCGCTGGTCAAGATTATTAAAGGAGCAAACAAAATGCTAGAAACTTTATTCAGATTCAAGTGCGAAGTGGAAGGGGTCACGCTCGTCTGCTTTCTCGAACACGAACCCGCAGAATTCAATCACGGGGAAGCGCCAGACTTCCCAGCGTGCATGAACCTCGTCAATGCCTTTTGCGATAAGGTTGACATCGCCCACATTCTTATGCAGTCCATCGTGGATCACATCTGCGAAGAAGCCCTCACACAATTCAACTCTGAAAGCGACGAATGAAACATCAAAACTACACAGAAAACTTTGAGGTTGATGGTCCGTACCTCGACCAACGCATCTCCCTTGTGGATTGCGTCTTCATCTTCTTGGCTGGCGTAACCGTCGGTCTGATTGCAGCAATGTTAACGATGGGACTTTAATATGTCAGTACAAAAGAAAATCGAAGAGATGGTCTTGCAATACATCTTAAAGACCGAAGGTCAAGCCAGAATCATGTCGCCACAAGATGTCGCAAAATTAGCCAGAGACGCAATGCACAAGGGTGCAATGCTTGGATACGATAGCGGTATGAAGATGGCACAACGCACCCACGGCAACGAGCTGGAGGTTGCAGAGCTGACCGTCAAAGAGTTGACCGAGCGCGTCAAAGAGTTAGAGATGCAAATGATTGCGTCTCAGCAATGACAGAGCCAGTCATCAAGACGCAATGGGTCAAGACTCCATCGTGGAATAAGACCCAGACCAAGTGCGATACCCTTGGTGTTTGCCAAGCATTACCTAAGATTACCTGCATCACCTGCCCACGGCACAAAGTAAATGCGAAAAAAAAGTAGATACAAACCCCGTGGTGTGCGCCTTGATGTTGCCACATGGGTGATCAATGGCTTTAAGCCAGTCTCCGCTACTGGCAGCGCGGTTCTCGATCTAAAGATAAAGAACCATAGTGCCTTGGAAGCTCTCAGGACGGGTCAGGCAAAGCGCTACGACCTAGACTCCATCATCTCTGCACTCAATGTCTCCGAAGCCTTGTCTCGCCTTGGCATTGGGCATGAGTACACAGACGAGATCAGGGAAGGTCAGGATGCCTTGCTGGAGTTATCGCGTCGCGGTATCAATCGAGACGACAGGTTTGTGGCGAAGGCATCCGAGCTGACAGCGATCAACTACGGCATGGAGCTGCACGACGCGCAGCTCGACATCACCACCATTGCGCAGCTTGAGAAGGCACTTGATATTGTTACTAATGAGATAAAGTCACGCAAGGCACGAGTAATAGAGGAGAAGACGGCATGACACGACACATAGGTATCTCAGTCCCTCACCGCAGGGTTGATGAGGACGACGACATCCAGACCTATAAAAGAGCGTGGGTATCCCTCACCGACGAGCAGATACACGAGTGTATAGCCTACGCCAAAGGGGGCTGCGAGATCGAGCAGACCGCCAAGAATATTGAGTTAAAACTGAAAGGGCTTAACTATGATTGAAAATATATTGACCATCATTGTCTTGCTTACGCTTGGCGCTGCCATTGCCATTGCCATCATCTTTGCGGTTCTGTACTTTGGACACGAGGACAGATGAAGCCTGTCAGGTTGCCCCGTCTAATATCCCTGATAACGCAAAAGGGATACACGGCAGTCGAGCTGGCTGAGATTCTCTTCTGCACTATCAGGTCCAGCAGAGACATGATCGCCAAGCTACGCAAAGAAGGCAATGTCCACATCCAGTCATGGCGTAAGACCAGCGTGACGCAATGGTCTGCTGTATACCGCTACGGGATTGGAGTGGATGCAGAGAAACCTGAGCCTGTGAGCAGCAGCTCGCGGTTGCGTAAGCACCGAGCCAAAGAAGATGCTGACGCAAAGGAAAGAAGACTAACCAAGCAGAACCAACTAAGACGCAAGATTAAGCGCGACCCGTTGACGGCAGCATTTTTTGGTGAGATATGAAGACACACACATTCGCTTGGCAGTCCGAGCACCCGTTCAAGCACTTGGTCATTGATGACTTCTTCCCACCACAACTCGCTCTGCAAATATCTCAAGACTTTGACACAGTAAAAGACTTCTGGGTGCATTACAACAACGCACTTGAACACAAGTCAACGATGAACCATTGGGGCGCTTTCCCAGCCAGCATCTACAAAGCAATGCAGCACCTTGTGTCTCCAGACTTTGTGCAACAAATTGAGCACCTGACTGGTTGCACGCTCTACGCTGACGCTGGTCTGCATGGCGCTGGTATGCACAGGCACATCTCTGGGGGAAAGCTCAATCCGCATCTGGACTACTCCATACACCCCAAGCTCTTGCTTGAGAGACGGTTAAATCTAATCGTGTATCTGACACCAGACTGGCACAAAGACTTTGGCGGTCACTTAGGGATGTGGAGCGAGCCATCCAACCTCGTAAAAGAAGTGATGCCTAAATTCAATCGTGCTGTTTTGTTTGACACAACAAACTCATTGCATGGACTCTCACGACCTGTCCAATGCCCAGAAGACTTTGCACGCAAGTCTCTTGCGGTGTACTACTTGTGCGAGCCAAGACCGCAAGTAGAGGAAAGATACAGAGCGCTGTACTCACCAGCAAAGGGTCAAGAAAATGATCCTAATGTGCTGGAGCTTATTGCGCTGAGAAGTCGTGTTTAACTACGCCAGTAAGCCAGTCATGCCTTCGACAGCAGCCAAAGGTTGACCCTTCTGTACTGCCTTCTTCATCTCTGGCGTAATGTCTAGGTAGCGTACAGTTTCTTTTTGAGTTGGAGTTTTCCTAAATTTTTCAAACTCTTTTACATATTTATTATTTGAGCCTTTTTCCCAATTAGATAAAGCTGTAGCGCTACTTCCAACATCGCTATGATTTTCTGCAAACCAATCTCTAAAATATGCCCACGAACTTGAGGTTTTTTGAGGCAAACCAATTTCTGTTTCACCAACTTGCGCACCATACTTCTTGCCGTACTTATTTAAGAAGTTTGGATATATCTCGTCGTAATACTTCTTCATGCCTTCGCCACCAACCTGAAGATCAAATCCTGAGAACTTGGTAGCTGCTTCCGCATTCATTACTTTTTCAGCTATTTCTTTACCTATAACCTCATCTAATTTTTTACCGCTAAATTGAGTAGAGCCTGCCCCATATCCAGTTACAACTCCTTTGGAGTCAACCATTAACTTAATGCTTGTCCCGTCAGTAGGATCAATTCGCACAGAGCGTGACCCGTCAGTATTAACCATTGGAACAGCGATCTCATCAACTTGTTTACTCAAGTCATATCGTTTAGCTTGCTGCGCCCCAGTAGTCAAACCAATCCTGTCATAGCCCTTGTCTACGGCTTCTTTGATTGCTCTCTTGAGTGCTAACTGATACCAAGTATCTTTGAATGGTGCGTCTGGTACGCCACCCTTACTTTTCTTTTCTAATTCATTTATTCTTTGTATATCGTCTTGAAAAAGACCATCTTCTTCTTGTTCTTTTCTTTGTAAGTTACGCAATTCTTCAGATTCTTGTGGCGTAAGTTTTTTGTTGTACCCCTTTTCCCGCCCAGCCTGATGCCAGTCGGATTGCACTTCCTCAATCAGCAGCATCTTTTTACCTTCGGCATCAACGCGATCATTGACCCTCATGTGGGCTAATATGTTGGGGTCTGGAAAATGAGATGAGCGATAAGGTTCTTCTTTTTTAACAAATGTACGAATAGCCTCTTCCATAGCATCATCTTTTGATTTTGCGGAAAATTCGAAGCCAATATTATCTGGGTCAACTAAAGTAAAGTTACCATTTGCCTCTGACCGTAAAGAATAGCCTTCTGGTAATGTTTTAGGTGTTTTTTCTGGCAAAGTTAACAATAACTCTCGATAGTTTTCACCGCCAGCAAGTTGGTAATTGCTAAATTTAGTTGGGGCTATTGGTTCTTGAGCTTGTATTCCTAATCCACGCAAATCAAGAGCCTCAGCCCTTGTGTTAAACATTTCAGCTTCTCTAAAATATTTTTCTGCAATATCTTTACGACCTTGTGCTTGCGCTCTTTGAGCTTGGCGAGTTGAAGATTCAGCAGAGTTATATAAACTTTCAACCGTACTTTCATCTCTAATGTTTTGCAACTTCATTAACTCATCAAATTTTTCTTGACCAAATGTAGGATCATCTATTGGATGCTGTTTAAGTTGCTTAAATTCAGACTCTAAAGTATTGAGTCTTTGAGCATCAAGATAATATGGTTCTGCTGGAGGAAGTGCATCACTTCGTCTCACCTCTTGCACATCAACTCGATTGTTAGCAATAAAGTCTTGCACCTCTTGGCGTGTCACATTTGGCTTGCCTTTGAGGTAGGTATCCAGGCCCATAGCCTCGATCTCGTACTTCTTGACATCTTGACCTTTGAGAAGATCATTCAAGAAGGACTCACCAGTTCCTTGTTTCCTTGGAATCTTGAGTGCTTGCTGCTCGACTGCTGAGTAAAACCCTAGAGGAGACACATCGGCTTGCAATAGACCGCTAGTCATTGCTTGCTCTGCTGGGTTCACCGCAAACATTGCTGTCTGTGGTTCAGCCAACAAACTAGGCAATATAGGTCTACCAGTAGATAGCCTTGTTGCGACTTCCTCACCAAGCAGACCGCCTAACTTCTGCGCACCTCTGACTGCTGGCATTGGATTGATAGGAGCGAAACTAGCAACTCTGCCAGCCACATTACCGACTGGTGTGTCTGACTTCAATGGCAGGTTTTCAAGGAAATATTCTGTATCAGGGTACTTCTGCTGACCTGTCATTGCTTGACTGAGAAGCTGCAACGGTCTAACCATAGGTATCGGCTGGTTGAAGACATCACCAAACAATCCAAGCGTTCCAGCGACCCTACCTCTTGCCACATCGACAGGCACATTGGCGCTTGCCGTAATGTCTTGCTGAGACCTATACGGTTGCATCTGCGGGAATACGCCAAACGCAGGACTCTGAGCTGCTGCCATGCGTTCTATCTCTTGCGGAGTTAACTGCAATAAGCCTTGCGACTTTTGCGGTGAGCCAAAGTAATTAGCCCCGCCAAACAGCAAACCAAGTGGGTCTGAGTAGTCAGCCATTTACTCACCCAATAAAGTAGCAGGTGCAGCGCCAGCAGAGGTTGAGTAACCTGCGCGTCGCGTTGACTCCCCTAGTGCTCTACGCTGCAACTCTTGCATAACTGGTGTTATACCCATCAGCAGTTGTTGTTGCTGGTTAAAACTAGGGTTTAAGACGCTACGCGATAAGGCTTCTGCGACATTCTGATCAATGCCTTGGATGCGTGGACCGAGCTGGCGGTAGAGGTTAGTCATACCACCAAGCACATTACCACCAGCCATTTGAGCACCAGCACCGATCAAGTCTGTGGGTGATGGTCCTGCCATCTCAGCAATGTCTTGTTGGATAGGTGCAGTTGGTGAGCCACCCTCAATGCGAGACCTAGTGATAGCCATCTGGCGCTCACGCTCTAAGTTCTTAACGAATGCCTCGTACTCACCTTGAGAGTTAAAGACGGTGCGCATACGGTCACGCATTTCACGACTATTGATGAATCTGCCAGCAATGTCGCCAGTCTCCTTCATGCCGTAGATTTCGTCACGCAAAGACTGAACTGCACCGAGTCGATACATCTGGCGCTCACCGTCATCTGCCAACTTAGCCAACTCTCGATTGATCTCTGCTGGTGACTTACGCAAGAACTTATTAGAGCCAGCCTCTAGCGCATCCTTCAATAACGACTCACTAGCAAATGTCTTAACAGCCTCACCATAGACAGGCACGCCAGTCTGTTTGTCTGTAATGGCATTAAGTAACTCAACACGCAGTTGGTTTAAGTCGTTGGCGCGAGTCGTCTTGCCAGCCCTCTTAGCCTCGTTTGCTGCGTCGCCAACATACTTGTAAGCCTTGTCCAGCATCAGCATACTGTTTGGCGGTAGATCAGCATATTGCGGTAATCCGCGAGCACTCTCAATGGCTGTCTTGATGTCGCGTGACTTAGCTAACAGTTCGTCAATCTTCGGAGAGTAGACCTCACCAGCAGCAAAGGCTTGCTCGTACAAAGGTCTAGCCTTCTCAGCGCGAGTCTTGATGATCTCGTCAGCAACCTCGCCAATGTCACGCGCACCGACTGCTGTGAAGTCTGTAATGTCCTTAGTGATGCGTGGACCAGCGCCAACGGCACGCTCTACAAGCATCTGACGCACATCTGTCTGAGCACCGCTAGGAACTGCCATAGCACCGCGTGCAAGCCTACGCATAGACTCGCCAGTAATGTCTGCCAATGTCTCATCACGACCGCCCAGAGTTCTAACTGTCTCAGCCTGACGCGCAGCTAACTGCTCAGGACTTGTGCCTTCGCGTATCAATGCGCGTGCTATCAACTCTTGAGCCTTAGTCTCTGCTGTTTGTGCTGGAGCCCTGTTAAGACATTTGCGATCTTGCGTCCTACTGGCGCGACAACGGTACTTACAGCAGGTGCTGCTGCACCCATGCCTAGACCTAAGCCACCGCCAAGCAAACCACCTGTAACGCGACTAGGTAGACCGCCTTCAGCGCCACCGACACCAGACGCAACGCCTGATGCAACACCGTAACCAGCCCCACGACCAATTTGACCTAGTAGGCTTGGCGCTTGTTGCGCAGCAACCTGTGCAACCCTGCCAGCAGTTGCAGTTACAGCAGGAGCTGCTGCGCCACCCGTCAACATACTAGCGCCAATGGCAGCAGCCACAGGTGCTAGACCGCCACCGATCTCTGCCATTGTTGAGCGTACAGGATACTGCTCACCATACTCTTTGAGTCCAGCCCTGACGCGAGAAAGCATCTGCTCGTACTGTGGACCGCTAATAGCACCAGCCCTAAACGCTGCTTCTATTTCATCGGCAGTATTAAAGGTTAAGCCCTGCAAGAATGGTCCTGCAATGCTTGATTTAATCGGAGCACCGCCAGTCTTTGTAGCGTTCTTAATAGCTTGCTCGTAGCGTGTTGTAGAAAATCCTTCAGACTTTAGGTAAGACTGCACAATATCAGTAGACTGACCTTGATCTTGCAAGGTCTTGACATTCTGCTGGATGCGCTCAATATTTGTATCTGCCATCAATAACCTCTACTGAGTTGGTTTTTTTAAATTAAATCTATCAAAAAACTCTTGTCGAGTCGTTGGAATATTTGTTTTAGTTGCATCGCCAATGATCTGTTCTGGTGTCTGTATACGCTTGAATGGATCGAACACAACCTGATTAGGATCAAGTTTGTAGTTCTTTGCGACTTCGGTGTATCTTGTCATCAAGTCGTTAGACATAACGCGCTGAGACTCAACAAGGTTTCTAGCTTGCTGTAAAAAGTCAGAGCGAATCTTCTCTCCCAAACGCTGACCATCTAATGCCTTGTTGTACAAATTGCGAACCGTGTCAGGAATACCACCTGCATTTTGAGCAGTAGCAAATTCACCTTCACGCACAACCGAGCCAGGATCGAGCACCTTCATAAAGCCATAGACCAAAGCAATGTCGCCAGCAGCAGACGGGTTCTTCGCTGCGGTCTCAATCTTCTGGTATGCCTGACCCAGTTCAACATAAGGTTTAACTTGCGCTTGGAATTCAGTACGCAAGTCTTTCTCATTTCCAAATACTTTGCCCTGTAACGGGATGATGGGGATAAGTGGTTGCACTCCAGTAGGCGCTGCTTGAGGTGCGCCAGCACCACCAGTAGGTACAACGGCACTAGGTGCGCCAGCAGGGGCTGGAGCGACAGCAGGACGAGGAGCACCGCCTACACCACCACCAACTTGGAAGTAACCGCCAGCCTCTGCGCCACCAACAATTTGAGGTGCAAGGGTCTTACCAAAACTTGTACCTGCTGGCACTTTGTCTTTATCCATAAATGTAATTACGCCACCCCTGTCAACTTGGATAAGTTCTCTTGCTGGTCCGAAGCCTTCAACGGTCTTGAATGTGCCGTCACTCATTTGATTGACTAGGACTTGCTTTCCTTGTGAATCAGTAACCTTGATTGGCACACCCATTGGTTTCTCGACTGGAGCAAACTGCGCAGACACGGGAATAAATTGACCACTCTTTGTACGCTGCACATACTCGCCAGACGCACTCTTAAAAATATCGCCAGTAACTTCTTCTCTTGGCTTAATCTTTAAGGCAGTCTCCAAATACTTTGCTGCAATGTCTGGATACCCTGATCTATCAGCAATCACATATTTATTCATTGCGTCTTGATACAACATCTCTTGCTGAGACATTTGCGGAGCTGGTGCTCTGACTTGCTGACCGATTAAGTTTGCACGCGCAACGGTAGGACCAGCAGGTAGACCGCCAACAGATATTGCTTGTTCTGGAGTGATAGTCGTGACTTCACCCATAGGTTGCGCCTGTGGCTGTAATTGTTGCATTTGCAATTCTTTGCGGAATTCCTCAAGACGCTTGGCTTCCATTAGCTTCTGGCGTGTCAATAGATTCTGTATAGCACCTTGCTGCGCTTGGCTGTATCCAGCAGACCCTGCTTGCAGAGCACCGCCAAGGGCTTGACCTATGGAGATAGGTCTTTCGCTTGGACCGCCAGCAGAGAGCAATGCTGCTGCTGCTTGGAGAAGCGCTTGGTTTCTTATTCCACTTTGCTGATCAGCACTTAAATAGTCTTCGAGACCAGTACCACCACCACCAAATAGTAAACCACCAAAATCTTGCATTGCCATGTCTTACCCCTTAACCTAAGAATCCAAGCAGACCGCCAATGCCAGCGCCATAACCAGCGTACTCTGGATTAGCCTTGCCACCAATCAATGATCCGAGTTGAGCGCCACCCAGAGCACCGCCAAAGCCAGACGCTACTGGGTTTGTGTAGATTGGCTTTGTGGTGCTCTCACCGATCCTTGCAGGTTGCAAGCTCAACGCGCCTTGCGCTATGTTCAAACGCTCTACACCAAGACCGCGAGCTGCATCTAGCTTTTGCTGCTCATACTGCTGCATCATTTGTTGTTGCGATAGACCTAAGTTCTGAGCCTGTGCAAATCCACTCTGACGAAGTTGTGCAGCCAAGTTGCCAGCATTGCGTAGTGCTGCCTCATCAACCAGCGATCTGGTGACTGCTTGGCGTGTACCGCCAAACGCTCCTGCTGCGGTTGCTCTTGCACCTTCAGCAGATATTTGACCTTGGCGAGCACGCTCAATGTCTGCCAATGTGTTTTGTACAACCGTATTCTCGTAAGGGTTCATGTACTGCTGAACCATGCCGAGGTTGTACTCAGCATAAGGAGCAAACTGTCTAGCGCCTAGACCAGCGCCAACCATTCTTGCTTCTTCCAAGTTGCGTAGATACGCAGCCTTGACCTCTGGATCAATGCTTGATGTTGTAGTGCTTGATGTTGGTGTATTACCGCCCAAAGCCTTGGCTGCTGTCGCGCCTAAACCTAACGCAGTTAATGGGTTTTCTTTAGCAAAATTAAGAGCGCTGCTTAATATTCCTGTGCCAGTTCCAATTTGACTACCAAGAGCGCTATTGGCTAAACCGCCAAGTTGAGATGCCTCCACAGAACTCGCAGCAGCAGCAGCAGCCTGTGCTGGGGTAAGAGCCTGACTTGCAAGGTATGCGTTATCAGCAGCAACGGCTGCACCTGCACCAGCGCCTAAACCAGCTCCCGTAGCACCAGCAGCCTGACTTGCAAGGTATGCGTTATCAGCAGCGACTGCTGCATTTGCACCAGACAATGCAGCACCTTCAGCCCCGACTGGCATACCCTGACTCGCCAAATAGATAGCTGCTGCAATCTTGGCTTCTTGAGGTATTGCGTCGTCGAGTTGAGTTAATCCCTCATTAACGCCACTAATGATGCCTTGACCTGCTTGACCTACTTCTTCTACTAAATTGCTTACTGCTCCACCCATATCAATCTCCCTTGCTACGCAATAGCGTAAATAAAAGCCTTAGATCCGTCCAATAGTGATATTTGACATTTCTCAGACCAGCCAAATGACTTGGCAAATCTTGCAAGTTTGATGTCATCTTCGCGTATCAGCGCGGAGATAGGCTTCCCGATTAAATTCCTTAAAAGAGCAAAGTTCTTCAAGCCGTCCTTTTTGACCCCAGCAGACCATCTTTTGATCTCCACATGAATCCACAAATTACCCTTAAAAAACTCCAAGTACAAAATGTAATCCTCTCGGATACATACAGGTACTTTTCCTGCCCTTAATTCTTGATCCAATTCTAAGTCACCGCTTACCCATTGCGACAACATCAAATCGGTTAATGCCAACGCGCCAGTCCTCCAAGACTGCCCCCGTGTACCTGACCTTGACCTGCCTTGCAGCAAACCTAACATCTGTCGGTTGAGCTGCTGGGTATGGTCCGAAAGTCGTCTCAGTCGAAGTCGGATACATCCGAGTCTTAAAGGAAATCACGACTTCGCCCAGCGTTTGCTCGTCTGGAATAACCTGACGCACAGACATGATGTTGTCACCGTTACCAATCTCATACGGTCCAGACTCCACAAATGGCGAAGCCCCGTCGTATGCGTAGCCGACTTCGTGCTCATAGATGTAGCCGTCAGATGAGATCATCAAGGGATAGGTGAATACACCCCGATCAGTTCCAGTAGTCCGAGACAAAGTGCCAATAGCCCAATGTCTTTCGCGGTAGTTGTAAGTGACATAGGAGTCGTTCTCATTGCTGGCGCTTGATGGATAGAACCAGATGATCTCACCGTACTTTGAGTTGTGTACAGCATAGACTTTTGATGACTGGTTGTAGTTGATGTTCTGGAAAACATAGTCGCCAACATCTGAAGGCAATGGTCTGACATAACCATCGTATACAAAGAAGCCACTCTTAGACATCCATATGGCTGCCGTGTCAATGGCTGCTACGGCTTGCGAGCTGATCACGCCACAGCCTGACCCTGCCTTCTCAAAGCTGTACACATAAGGCAGACCAATGTAGCTGGCAGCGTGGACATCGACATCGGTAAAGATCAGATTGATACCGCGCACGCGCTTACCGCACTTTATTGATCCGACTGAGTTGATCTCAAAGTCACCTGCCTGATTGGTTGCAGCAGGTGTCCAGACTGTATTGTTTTCTTGATCGCACCAAGATACCTTGCGCGGGTTACCTGACGCACCAAGGGCAAAGACGAATCTTTCTGCTGTCGTCATCACAGCTTCGCAGCTTGTTGGCGCGTTGACGATGGCAATAGCCAATGTTGGAGTGGTAAATCCTAACTGCCACTCAAGGAGCTGCCCGTCAGCGTTGGAACACGCAACCAAATACTCGCCCCATGAGTCCATCGACCAAGTAGTCGCTGGGATTATTCCCCCTAAGTCTGGACGCGCCACACCGTAAGCAAAGTTACCGTAGGTGCTGTAACCGTAGCCAGTCTTTAGCGTCGCGTCCGTAATGCCGTTTGTGAAGGTTGCAGGAGTGATGTCCTTCAAGACACCAGCCTCATTCATTGCGTAGAGCTTTGTAGGAGTTCCAGCAGCGATAAAACGCGCATCGGAGTTAGTACGCCAAGTCAGCATTCCACGACTTACACCAGTCATTTGACTGGCTGATCGCTTACGCCACCCGCCCACAGGTCTCAGGGTGTTTTCAAACCATCTAATCAAGTTTGAGTCGAACCATCGCCCCGCAGACTGGTACTCAGTACCGTTGCGGTAGATGCCTGCTTGGATTTTTAAGGGTACGAGTGCCATAGGTCAATTATGAGGGTTCTACTGACAAATTGGAAATGAATGAAAGCGTGGCAATGACTGATGGAACTGCTGGTCTAGTCGGTGAACTGCTGGTTGCAAAGTGCTCAATGCTTACACCAACATCTGACGGTCTCCACATAAGCTCTACATAGTCATTAGTCGCCAAACTCACAAATAAGTTAAGTGCAGCAATTAAGTGAGATGGATCGCCCGCAGACTTCCTTGCTGGGACATGAAATCTGCTGTTTGAATTGCTTATATTCGTGCCGTTCTTTCTAAACCACACATCAACATCTTGCCCGTCATTAGTGGTGTTCTTAAATTGGATGCTGAATTGAATGTCGTAGATTCCAGCCTGTGCAACATTGAGCCTTGACGAGTTAGACAAGGTTACGCCATTGGTGTAGTCGGTTGTGTCAAAAGTGATTGGATAGGCAGTCGTCGTGTTGGCTGCTACCTGATCAGTCGAGTCTTGAAATGCCCCATAAGGAGCGTTCAAATACTTTGTACCCCTTGGCGCAAGAAGTGTCTGAGTGGTGTTTGTGAGCTTTGCAAAGAATGTACGCAAGGCAGCATTCGTCTGTGCAACCGTCAACCTGTCGTAGCTTTCCTGTGGATTAGGCAGGTCTGGCGTGGCAGGGGTCTGGAGCTGCTGATAAAGATTCGTCATACTGCCTTGTTGTATTCGTCTTGCGTCAACAAACCGATGGCGTACTTATTCTGAGGTCTGAAGATAGTGAGCTTTTGCTGACGCAATGCTGGCGCAAAGGATAGATGAGTCCAGCCTTTTTCACCGAATTCGTGAATCATCTGGTCAAACTTGATACCTGCTGAATCGATAGCCTTACAGACCTCTAGTGGAGTGCCAAAGCCTCTACACACAAAGTCAATAGCCCAGCCGTCCATGTGACTCGATACCTTGCTACCGCCCACCGCAACATTGACCTCTGGCAGTCGTATCCATGAGTTGACATTGATAGCCTTACCAAGTAGCTCTCTGACCTTTTCCATGCCAGCAGCAGCCACCTTCATGTTCTCTAGTTGCTGTGGTGACGGTTGGTTGCTTATGCCGAGCCTTGTGGCGGTGTCGGAGTGCGTTGCCTCCTCAAGACTGAAGTGTTCACTTAGTTGCATCATCTTCTCCCACAATAGCCTTCGCAATGGCAGTCGATGCCTTGCGTCCTGAGATACCGCCCATAGTGCCGACACCCATAAACGCAATGGCTTTTAAGATTTCAAGGAATACAGAGTCGATTGGTGCGAGTTCGGGGTCTTGCTTCTCAAACCCGATCAGGTATAAGACACCAAACGCAATCCCTAAGACCATGATGGTGATCGACTTGACGACGAAAGACCATACCTGTACCTCGACCTCTTCGACGGTAGGCTGCGGACGGTTAACCCTAGCCAGCAATAGTTGCTTTAAGAATTCAATCATTTCACACCTTTCATCATCTCTTCAGTTTTAGCCTTGCTACCAGCAGAACTACCGCGATGGAAGTTCACCACCGTACCCGTCAGAGTCCACAACGATCCCAAAGCCGTGAAAGCCATCGACTTGTTTTGCTCTGGTACGCCAACAATAAACACCACAAAGGTCATGGTGAGAGCGCCAGCAATGATTGATGTGTCTATGACATAGGCAATGTTCTTTGCTAACCAAGACGCTGTGGCAGAGTTCTGTATCTCTGAGTTCATCTTCCTTGCGTCGGCAGTATTGGCTGCATCAATCTTCGCCATCTCCAGCTCAAGCTCTGCTATCTTTTCAGCAGCCTTTGGATCGCCAGCAATAGCCTTTGCAACGGCATCAACACTATCAGACACGCCAAACTTACTAGCCAAAGCGGTAACAGCAGCGCCACCCAAAGGACCAGCGACAGCCATTGCCAGCGTGGGTGCGACACCCTTGAGAAGACCGAGTAACTCATTCATTGCTTTGCCTTTCCATTAACCTTAATTGTCGGTTTATTTGTCTCTCTTTTTTCTCCAACCTCACCTCGGCTTTTTGTATCTTGATCCACATACTGATCAAGACTGGCGTGATGATTAAGACAATCGTCAGCATTACACACACAAGAATCAGAATGCTTCGATAAATGAATTTATCCATACCGCGTATAGCCAAGAAACTACGAGCAGCGTGATAAACAATCCCATGCCAAGCTCAATCTTTTCTTGTCTGAACCTTTCTTGTCTGTAAGCCTCTATCTGTCTTTTGATTCTAATTTGTTCCTTGCGTTTTTGTTGTTCTGCTTGAACCTTGGAGTAGATATTGTTGTAATTCTCCCAGAGTGGTCCGAGTTGATAAGGCACACTTGCACCTCTCATCATCCCACTCAACTTGACATAGCTCTGGTCTAGTTCGTTTTTGAAAACAGAGAGTTCCAGAATTGTCTCAGGGTCTGGATCAACGCTTGAAAATACTTCTTCATATTTGATTTCCACATATTCGGTTAACTCCTTGTGGTGTCTAAAAAAAGCAC